ATCTACCTACATTAACTATGAAAATGATTCAACTCTATACAGAGAGTTTTTATATATTAAGGGTTTAAGAATTGTTGTTGATACGATGAATAAGTTTGACTCAACCTTTGATTTAATTGAAATGTCTCCAAGGCTTGTAGCAAATATATCAGATAAAGTTGTTGACTACAAAGTAACCAAGGTTCTTTCTGATGTTGGCTCAACGTCTTTGCCAGTTGGACAACTCCTTGCATCAACTGGAGAATTAAATTTATTTGACGATGATCAATCTTTTAATTATGAAAATCCATCAAGTATAATTTATAAGTATATTAGAAAAAATATTAAATTTAATTTTTATGAAAACATTCTAGATGTTGATGGTTTTAACTATTATGTTCCAATAAAAACTTTATATTCGGATGGAATCCCACAAGCAAATAACACTGGGGCAAGCATAAGTATAGGTCTTCGTGACTTTTATTTTTATTTTGAATCAATGACTGCTCCAAGACTGTTGCTTACAAATGTTTCACTGAGTTATGCAATTTCTGTTTTACTTGACTATGTTGGCTTTACTAACTATAGTTTTAAGAGATTAGAAAATGAAAGCGATCCAATAATTCCGTACTTTTTTGTTGCACCAGATCAAAATGTTGCAGAGGTCTTAAATCAACTTGCAGTATCTACTCAAAGCGCAATGTTCTTTGATGAGTTTAACAATTTTATTGTAATGAGTAAAAACTATATGATGCCATCCAGCACAGATAGACAAACAGATTTTGTGTTGTCTGGAACAAATAATCAATCTTCTAGCGGAATAATAAACAATCAGTCCTCTGGAAAACTTCCTAACATTTTACAGATATCATCAAAAGACAAAAACGTTTACAATGACGGACAGATAAACTATACAACTAGATATATCCAACGCTCTTATGGCTCAGTGCGCCAAGCAAGCCTTATAGACAAAGAGCAAACATGGATATACAAGCCTGTGCTTTTATGGGAAGTTGCTGGTACAGAACAGACAAAAACAGTAAACTCTGCTTCATCAAACCAGAGCACCTACGTACTAGGAGCAATGCCGATTAATTCAGACTTATCTTCAAATCCTCCTCTTGTGGTAAACAATGCAATAACAAATAATATTTTTGATCTAGGAGAAAACGTTTTTTGGCTTACAAGATATAGAGGATATTTTTATTCTAATGGAGAAATCATTAAGTATGATGCGGCAGAATTTAATATAACTGGAACTGGAAATGTTTGGATATCAGATAATCAAGAATATCAAAAATACTTTGCATCCTTACCATTTAACGGAAAGATATATCCTACTGGACTAGTTCGCATATATTCAAAGCCTTATTATGAAATAGTAGAAGGAACCACAAAGTTAAAAAATGGAGAAGTTGAGTCTCACGGTAGAGGACAATTTGGTACAAAAATAACACAGCACTCTGCTGGACTTCCATCGTATTGGTCAAATAATGATTATGTTCGTGCTTGTAGAATGAAGTCGCAATATTTATTTACAACGGAAATTAGTCCAACTTTGCCTGCTACAGAAACAGGAGCCGCAGGAGTAGATAACGTTATATCAAAACAAACTACTAGAAATGGCGTGATTAAAAACTTTATGGCAGTTTCAAATAAAACAGAAACTGATGTAAACCTATTTCAGGCAACACAAACTGGAACAATTCAGTCTTCTGCCTTAGTGATAAACGGTCCATCGTTTAAAACAAATGAAATTCCACTGAACTATATTTCTTATGTTTACAAAAACCTTGATAGCGCATATAAACATTTTGGAACAAGATTACGTATTGTTGGAAAAATAGAAAATAACGTTGATCGCTTTCAAACGCCAATTGGATCAACATCTTATTATCAGGTAAATCCTTCAACCCCTAATCAAAACCCAACAATTGGCGGTGGTTCTGGCGGACTAGCAGTAATGGTTAACCCTGAAACAAATAATGGATATTACTTTGAAGTTGTTGCATTAACTGAAAGTAACATTGAGTCATACTTAAATATTGATGAACAAGGACAAAGTTCAATTTCAATTAACAATGTTGTTTTTTATAAGATTAAAAAAGAAACAGGAACCTCAGAAGCAATACCAGTAAAACTTTGGGGTGGTCTTGCAAGCATACTTGTCGATGATGGACGATTCACGGGACAGTACAGAATGACAGGACAAGAAAATCCAACGGTATATGACCTATCTATTGAGTACGAAAATATTGGCTCTACAAGAAGATTCTATCTTTACATTAACAATAAGTTAATTAGGGTGGTAGACGACACAGACCCTCTACCAATTTATAACAATATGGCACTGTTTACTCGTGGAGCATCACGCTGTATGTTTGAAAACATTTATGCAATATCTGAAAATTATTCACAAAATACTGTTTCAACAGTTGCAGAAAACATTTCAGATGTATTTGGCCAAGACCAAATTAATACCAGTGACTCCTTTAGAAAATATGCCATGAGCGGAGTTGTTCAGGCAACGTATCTTTCTGGTATAAGCGCACAACAACCACCAAAATATAATATGTATTTTGAAGAGTTTGGCACAATAATGAGAGAATGCTCATACTTTAATATTAAGTATGATCGTGCATACCCAGCCCTATACGCTAAACTTTCTCCCACATTTAACAGAATCAAGGGATACACCCACTCTGGGTTTTATGCAGACTCTTACGGGGCAGAGTTTTTAGTTTTTAACTCTACAGATAAAGCATTAAGCCTAGACGAAACTAGTGGAAATTATTTAAGAATTCAAGGTGTAACATTTACACAAGATACAACTCATTCATTAACTGTAGATGAATATTATAATAAAAGAGGAAATCTTGCAGACCCAGAATTAAAAGGAACAACTCTTGTGTATTCTCCATTAGTTGAACAAGAAAAATATGACAAAATTAAGTTAAGTAGGCTAACGTATGGAAAAAATGAGTTTACAATTGATACACCTTATATTCAGACAGAAGATGATGCCAATTCTTTAATGGGATGGATTACAGATAAATTAATGACTCCTAAAAAATCAATAGGATTAAACATTTTTGCAATACCAACTATTCAACTTGGAGACATTGTTACAATTGATTACAAAGACAATAACAACATTGACATGGTTGCATCAGCAGATTCAAGGTTTGTTATTTATAACATAGAGTATTCAAGAGGATCAGATGGTCCATCCATGACGCTATATTTGAGTGAGGTGTAGAATGAGATATTACGGAGTCGTGCATGATGGTGGCGGATATGTACCTGATGAAGTAGATGCAAAAGCCAAAAAACTTGCCGACATGAAAGCAAAGCGAGAAGCAGAACTTGCTGAAAAGTCAAGAATTCGCAGAGAAGCCGCAGGCCTTTCTACTGACACTGGTTTCTGGGCTGATAGGAATCGTGCAGTCACCGATGTTAAAAATGCTCTTGCCGCTGTTGAAGCAGACACAGGAGTAGAGGAAGCGCTAGCAATCATTGCAGCACAGCAAGCCCTTGAGGCTGCGAGAGATGCGGCTCCAGTAAGAAACATAGTTGCACAAAATCAATCTGCGCCAGGCCCAGTTTACGCTGTTCCGTTAACCCCAGCCCCAGTAACATATGCTGAGTCTTCAATAGCAAAAACGGAAACAGTGGCAATAAAAACAGCAACACCAGATATTATTTTATTTGATGATTCTGCAATACCAGTACAACTAATGCAAGATCTTTTATTTGAAGATATCGGCGGACAAGAATTAATCAACATATCAAGGACTGACACTATAAATGGACAAAACATTATATATCAGCCAATTAAAAATATTAACTCTATCAATCAAGAGTATAATCCAGGAAACATTCTTGGTCTTCAAAAAACATCAGACAAGTATTTTTCTGGATATGCAATTAAACTTGAAGAGCGTGTCCCAAAAGTAAGTAACTCTTTAGATGGAAACCCCGTTTACTTAGATTCTAATGGCAACTTAGTCGTTGACAGTATTAACTTAAATGCTGATGAGCAGGTTGAGATTCAAATCACCGTAAGTGGTACAATATATGAAATAGAACTTGGAGAAATCATCTCATGATAACTAATACTGGTAAGGAAATTATTGCTAAGTACATGCTTGGCCAAGCACCCGCCTTTGCCTCCTATTTGGCCGTTGGTTGCGGTTCTAAGCCACTTTTAGACGCTGACCCATATGGAGACTACTCCGACAAGACAAGCCTTGATTTTGAGATGTTTCGTGTTCCAATTTCTTCAAGGGGATTTGTAAATGAAAATGGAATATCAAAGTTAGTATTAACAGCAGAACTTCCTACAGAAGAAAGATATGAAATTTCTGAAATAGGATTATATTCGGCTGGATTAAACTCCGCAGCAGGTGCCTACGATAGCAAAACAATTCTTGCATTTTCTCAAACAGAAAATTGGCAACACCATACATTAACACAGGTTAGTACAATCCCAACAATTACTGAGCCATTAGATGATCCGCTTGATGACAACAATATAGCAACAACAGAAGCAGTATTTCAAACAAACGCAGACAATAGTATTTTTTACAAAACAACTCGTGCAGAAAGATACGAAAGATGTAGGTTTTTAAATAACGTAATTATTATTAATGGAGAAGAATCTAATCTAGCAAAAAGTGTTTCTTTAACAACTGTTGCAGGAAACGGAACCAGAATTACCTATACAACTTCAAAGGACCATAACCTAAAGGTTGGAGACTCTGTAACCGTAACAGGGGTTAACCCCGTAAACTATAACATCACTGGTTTAGTAAACACCATTCCGTCAACTACAACTTTTACAATCTTAAGTAACCAGGTTGGAACTTATGTTTCTGGTGGATCAACAACTGTTTCACATTTCTATATTGAAAGTGGTTCAAACCATATTCACCTACAGGGAACAGTGGTTGATTTTTCCAAAAACTCTCCAATTGATGAATTAAAGTTGGCATTCTCTGTAATTAATAAAGATGGTACTTCTACTGCAGCACCAGACACCGTTAGAGTTTTGGTTGAGTTTGCTTCATCTGATAATATTGATGGAGAATACGCAAGATTTGAGGCAAACATTGTTAAGGGCACTAGTGCTGGACAATATGACTTATTAAATAATCGTTACTGCCTTGTAACAAAACAACTTCAGGAATTATATACAACCCCTAACTTCACCTGGGACTCTGTAGCGGTCATTAAGATATATGCCTCTACCTTTGTCGGTAGTTCATTGTCCGACAATTTTTATGTTGCTCTTGACTCTTTACGCTTAGAGAATGTTTCTTCTATAAATCCACTTTATGGACTAACAGGATATTCTGTTATTAAAAATACAGATGCTTCAACAATTATTAAATCCCCAAATACAACAAACTATATTGAGTTTAGATTTTCAATAGGTGTTTCATAATGGCCGACATTGGTATTAAGAAGTCCATTGTCCCTTCTAACGAACTCCCTGCAATCAATCCTATTCTAGAAGGATATAAGGTTAGATATAGAATCGTATCTGAAGACAAGAACAGAACGTCTCACTGGTCACCATCTTATTTAATTACTCCAGACTTTACATATACTCCTGGAACTATAACATGCAACACTAGTGGCGGAATTGCAACGGTAGTATGGAACGATGTTGATATATATAAAGGAACCAAGTACGTAAGAACAGCAACAGATTATGATATTTGGGTAAAATGGGATAGATCAGATGGTGGAGATTGGTTATATAGAAGTCGTGTTGCTAACACTAGCGTGTCCTTGTTAGTTCCTTCAGAATACAAAATAAATGGAGTAGTACAATCACAAACTCCAAACAAGTTAACAGTTGAGATTTACCTAAAGGGTGACCCCATCACAAGAGATACAACATTTTTGCGGGTGTATAATCCTGCACACTATAACGTTTAATGATATAATGGAGAGATAATGGCTAAAGTACCACTACCCGAAAGAGGGCAACCACTAGATGTAACATACATCTATCAATTGGCTGAGACAGTTAATGAACTGGCTACTCAGGTTTCTTCTGCTACATACAATTACACAACAATAAATAATGGATCATCTGGCGCCCAGAGCGTTAAAACATCAGAAACAAAAATTGTTGGTGGGTATGTTCAAGTTGCAAATAATACAACCGTAAATGCATCGTCAGAGGTTTCATTTTCTTATACCTTTGATGATTTCAAGTATTCACCGATAGTATCAGCAACACCCTACAATATTGGAAATACCCCTGCTGGACAAAATGTCTCTGTTATTTTAAAAACAGTTACAACCAGCAAAGTTGAAGGTGTTGTAAGATTTAATGCATCTGGAAATTTATCTTTGGCTGTACATCTAATCATTATTGGCATACCAAACTAATAGAAAAAATGGGTGGAGAAGTTGATTAGTTGCAAAAAGTGCAATGGAAGAGTTTTTATTGATAGACAATTTACATCTATTCTTCACATTGAAACTTACTGTGTACGTTGTGGGAAAAGAGAATTCTATCATCCCCCGCAAGATAGTAGGGAGGGCAGATGGCTACTGCTAAACGAAAAATACAGAGCGAAGAATACAATAACGAGTCTGTAATAAAAGGAAACCAGAAGATTTGGTTTTTAAATAATGACTTAGTTAGAATACACCACAGTTCAAGATCAACTGGCATGGTTTCTTTTTATAATATTACAAAAGATAGACTTGAAACTTGTCTTCGTACAGACTTTCGTCGTAACAGAGAAAGAGCCTACACCATAGCAGAAACTTCGGTACTTGTCAATAGACATCGCAAGTATATGCCAAGACTAATTAAATCAGGAATAATTCCTGCTCCAACAGGATCAAGTTTTGGAGGAAAGACAGGATTTCAAATTAGGGCATACTATTCAGAATCTAAAGTTAAAGAGATCCGTGCTATACTTGCAAGTATACATATAGGACAACCAAGAAAAGATGGACTAATAACAAATAACATGACTCCTACTACGCAAGAGTTGACAAGGCGTATGGGAGACGGTATACTTACATATACAAAGACAGAAGATGGAAGATTTATTCCAACTTGGTCAGAGAGCATTTAAAATAAGAATGGGTGGACAATGGAAAACGATTCAACAAAAGTAAACGTAACTCTTGGATATACTCTTAACCTGGGAAATTTCCAGTCACTAAGACTTGATCTAGGCGTTATTGATAGTAAGCGTGATGGTGAAACAACAGAGCAGGCTTTTGATCGTGTCTATAAGTTTGTAGAAGATAAACTTACAGATAAGATTAAAGAAGCACAAGAAGAGGCTTCTGAAGGATAATGGCAGACCGCAAAGACAGAATGGCTTTGCTCAGTCGCTACAACAAATTTTATACACAACGCTATGAGCGTAAGTCTAATATCAATTTAAATGTTGAGC